GACGATCATATAGATTGTCTTCCACTGCTTCCTCAGTAATTGAGAAGGCAAGTGCCACGGTCTCGTGGTTGTAACGAGCAGTGTATGCTTCGTTAGCGTCGTCAAAATTTACAGCAGAACCTTCCGATTTGGTTGGTGCTGCTCCGAAACCACTCAACATCACTTCTTCTTCGAATGCTCGATCAGAAGATTCTGTTGTGAAGATCTCTGCATGTTGGTTTTCGTACCTGTCGTACTCCATACCAAACAAGGCGTTGAGACCTGGTTCCAACTCTTTCGCTAGTTGTGCGCGAGATATAGCCATATTTCAGTCTCCTTACACGCCAGTCGTTGAAACAGTACCACCTGCAATAGCACCATTCGGTGAATTGAAGGAGTTGTTTAAACGAACGATTACAGGAATGCCAGCCGCAGCGAAGTCTGAGTTTTCAGGATCATCTTGGAAACCCATAATTCTCAAGTTCAAGTTTGCGGTGACGCCGAGTGTGCTGACACCCAACTTAGCAGAAGAGATACCTGTGGTTGTTGAACCACTGGCAGCTGTTGCAAAGTTAGCATTAGTAAACACATGTGCTTGTGCAGATGCTGCGCTAGTTAACGTAGCGTCTGAACAAATTACAAATGATTGTAACGGGTTGTCATACACGAAAGCTTTGACGGGGAAATTAGTATCCGCGCCAGAACCGGGCCAGTAGTTAGAAAAAATTTTCTCACCAGTGGTAGACGAAACGTATTCCGCACCAGCGAACACACCCACGAGACCTACAGTGCCCCCAGTAGCCGCGCCAACAATGTCAATAAAGCCAGTGTTAAGCGGGATAACAGGAGAACCTTGATAGATCGCGTTTGTGTTGCCAGCAGCAATACGATACTCGGTCGCACCAGTGGTGTTGTAGCCCTGACCGACTACACCAATCGGACGTAGTCCGAATGCAACGTTAGTATTTGCCATATTAGCAATCCTTTAAGTTAATTGGAGTCTCTACGAGAACCTCCAAAAGTTACACGACTTTGCCGATCATTCTGAATCGGCATTGAAGGATGTTGCTCCTTCATAAGGTCCTGATCTACAGCAGTCATCTGTTCGCGGGTTCTGCCCCCGTAATAAGCAGTTCTTTCCTCTACTGTTTCAACAGGTATTCGACACAACATCAGACCACCTTGTCCAATCACACCTTCGTAACGACCTTCGTCGATAGTGGGTGCTTCATAGTCTGGATACTCATCTTTACGGACGGGTTCCCATCCTTCACGTAACTTGGAGTTGACATTCATTTTGTCTTCCTCGCCACGCATTGCGACTCGAATCCAACGATGCACATAGCCCGGAGGGGCATCAGGTGCTTGTAGGTGACTGGGCGGTGCCCATGGTTTTCTGCGAGAGTCATCCTCTCGTGTGGTGGTTTTACGTGGTGTTCTATCTGCCATAAGCTTAATCCTTCACATATTTAGCGTATTCTTCTAGCGGTACGTTTAAACGTTTCGCCATCGCAATTTGTGATGGTGATAGTTTCACCGACCTGCGCCCCTGTTTTGCAGTACTGCGGGTTGCTGAAGCGGCAGCAGGTGCGACCTGTGCTCCACCCGTTTTCTTCGCCGTTGGGAACTTCTGTGGAAACTCCGAACGAATGCGTTTGTCTACCTCAGTATAATACTCATCGGTGTTCGGGTCAAACCCTTCTTCTTCGATAAGTTTTTTATGTATTCCAAACGCTGCATAAGTCATTACCTCATCTGCGCCAAACCACTCATTTTTATTGGCCCAATCCTCTGCTTTAGGGTCAGGTTTAGCTGGTGTTTGAGTAGTGGGTGCCGCCTGTTGTTGAGGCTGTTGCTCTACATTTTTCTCTCGATCCAAACGATTTTTAGCTAAACGAACACGATCTTGTACCACCGCAACTTTAGATAATGCCTCTTGTGCGGAGAACATTGCATCCGTATCTCCAGACTCATACGCCTCTTTGTATTGACGTTTTAAGGAGTCCACTTCTGTTTCTAATCTAGATTCTTCAGAACTAACATATCCTTTATCAAGGTTATGAACTTGAGATTTAAGCTTCTTGTTTTCTTGTAAAAGCTTCTCTGCCATGCGTACCGCTTCTTCACGATCCCGCTCTTCTTTGCGATATTTATCTGTGAGTTTTTTTATACGAGCTTGTACTTTAGCTCCGTATTCATCCACCTCATCCTTATTTTCTTCAGGAGCTTCGGTCTCAACTTTAATCGTTGGTTCGGCCTCTGATTCAGGAACTAACTTAGTTTCCTCTTTGGATTCTTCAGGGGCGTCAAGTTCAATCTCTACGCCCTCTTCTTCTGTTTTTTGCTCTTCAATAATTTCTTCTGCCATCGTTACCTCCTAAACGTGTTTTATATCGTCTGGCTCTAAAATAGTTGCGATCACTTCGTCATCATTAATGATACGAACCTCACCCCCATCTATCTTAAATCGTGAACCAGAATACCGACCAATGCATACCCATTGGCCTTCTTTACACCACGGCTCTGGGCCAGGCCCGAACTTGTCTGGGTCTTTGTAAGCCAGTGGTCCAATCTTTAAAACATACGCTACGACCGTGGCTACCGCTTCACGGTCTCGTATTTCATCAGGAATATATAAACCCCCGTGCGTCTTGCTTGCACCTTGATAAGGCATAACCAAAACACGCCAGCCTGTTGGTTGAGGCAAGCGTTCTGATAACGGTTTGTCTATAAGTGATGGATCTAATACGCGATCTTTCGCGTCAACATATGCGCCTTCAACAGACGTTGAGTCGGCTGCTGTAGCCTCCTCCCGGTCTTTGTTCATTTTCTGCGCGACATGTTCAGGAAGATATAAGGTCTTCGACATCGTCTACGTGGTTCTCCAGCAGGGCTTTTATTTCCTCACGGGCGTAGGTAAGGCCCCGTATCTCACCTACCATGAGTTTATATTGCTCCCAGTCTTTGGCAGCATCATGTGCGAGAGCACTTGCAATATCTTGTTCGCGCTCTCGTAGTACCTTATACATATATTTTGCTAAATCAACACCGTCCATGGGATTAATATGTTTTTCCCCTATTAATGTTATGTCGGACATCGCCACCTAGAGTAAACTCTCTAACTGGATCTCCTGTTGGTTCTTTGATAGGAACTAAAGGTGTCTTATCTCTAAGACCTACAGCTTCTTTCTCTACCATTTCCTTTATTCTATTCGCCCGTCTGACTGTTTGCGAAGCACGAGACGGTCTTTTCTTTGGTCTTAGACTTGTCTCAACCGTAGTTTTGCTAGGTCTTTTCTTTGGTCTCAGTGAAGTTGTTATAGTGCTTCCACCTTCACCAAACTCTTCCATGCCATCCTCCATCATCTCAAGAAGATTTTTTTCTCTTATTTTAAGAGTTTTCATTTCGCTAGAAGAAATCTTTGGGTCGTCCATTTTTCTGCTCAAATATTCTAACCTTGAAAAAATGCTGTTTGCGCCCGGTCTGTTCATTGTTTCTGCCATATCTGGCTCCTAATCTATAAGTTCAAAATGTGGTCCATCGATAAATGGACGTTTACCTTCAGATCGTCTTAGATCTATATAGGCGTTCATGGCTTCTTCCATGGTGCCTTCCCACTTGCGGATATCCATAGGATAACCTTTTTGAGGAACAGCCCAAGCCGCTCCCCAACATACAGGGATATTTAGATTAGTCGCCGCTTCCTTGATTGCGTCAGCCAAATCATCATACAGATTCAATTCCCAGGATGCCCGTCCGTTCACAAACGCCATGATGTCGAAAGCCTTACCGTCAAGGTGCTTCGACTTCATCGTCTGGCTTGCTCCTGAAGCTACCAACTCCTTCTGTTGTTCTATGGTTCTCATCCCTTGGACAACTCCGAAGTCGGTTTTGGTCAGTGTGATAGCCATCTTCACAACGGCTTGTAAACCGTCGTCAATTCCCTCTAGCCTATCAAGGCTACGTCTGCTTAATTTAAAACTCATGTCTCTTCCTTCTCTCTTTTTGCCATAAGATCTTCAAGGTTCCTGACTTTAGTGCCGCCATCGTA